CAAGCCTCGTAGCAGCAGGGACAGGCATTCAGGTCAAGACAAGTGCAACAACGCTCACAGCGCGTTCTATCGCGGCTGGAACGGCAGGATTAAGCGTTGCTGATGGCGATGGTGTTGCTGGCGATCCAACCATCTCACTTTCTGGCTTAGTGCTTAACTTAGCGCAGACCAGTGGCGTTGGATTGCTCACGCGTACCAGTGGCAGCAGCATTGGTGTGGTGACGCTCACAGGTACGGCCAGTGAGATTGATGTCACCAATGGGACAGGTGACGGTGCCAATCCCACGATTGGACTTGCTGATGATCCGATCCTGCCAGGCACGGGCGGGATGATTTTTCCCAAGGGCACGACTGTTGAACGTCTAAGCCCTGGCGTTGAGGGCGCCTTCCGTTACAACACGCAAACGGGCGCTTTTGAAGGCTATACAGCCGCTGGCTGGGGCACGATTCAGACAGGATCAGGGGTTGCGTCATTCAGTGCTGGCACGACAGGATTGACGCCATCCACTGCAACCATTGGCGCTATTGTTCTTGGTGGCACACTCATTTCAAGCAATGGCGGCACAGGCCTTGCGTCATATACAGCAGGCGATACGCTTTACTACGCTGCTGGCACAGCACTCTCAAAACTAGCCATCGGTGCTACATCACGCATCATGACGTCATCGGGATCTGCCCCACAGTGGACGGACCCGGCAACTATTACCGTGGGCACAGCAACTTCTGCCACCACAGCAACCAATCTCGCTGGCGGCACGGCCAATCAGATTGCTGTGCAGTCCAATGTCGGCACTACGACATTTATCACAGCACCCACGGTTGCAAGCACGGTCTTGTCATGGAATGGCGCAGCATTTACCTGGATTGCAGCAGCATCAGGGACCGTCACAGCAGTCACAGCATCAGCGCCACTAGCATCTTCAGGTGGTACGACGCCAGACATCAGTTTGGGCACGGTGACCACAGCTAATGGTGGCACAGGACTCACCACGTACACGGCTGGCGATCTACTGTATTACGCCACGGGCACAGCACTCAGTAAGCTTGGCATCGGCGCATCAACCTACATCCTGACATCTTCAGGCACAGCACCACAGTACACAGATCCTGCCACGATCACTGTGGGCACGGCAACCACAGCAGGCTCGGTGGCCAACTCAGTGACGTTTAACAGCACGGGTGGTGCATCACCTGGCACGACGTTTAATGGCTCAGTTGCCAGGACGATCGACTATAGCTCGGTGGGAGCACCCAAGGCTGATGGCACAGGCGCTTCAGGCACTTGGGGTATTAACATCAGTGGCAATGCTGCGACGGCTACTTCTGCAACATCAGCCACCACAGCAACCACAGCCACTAATGTTGCAGGTGGTGCTGCAGGCTCACTGGTTTATCAAACTGCAAGTGCAACAACATCAACATTAGCACTAGGAACTCAAGGTTATGTCCTTCGTGCTGGTGCTTCAGCCCCTGAGTGGGCAGTGATCGACGGAGGTACATTCTAATGCCAGCCACCAACTTTACGCCCATCCAGCTTTATAGAACCAACACGGCGTCCACCACGGCGCCTTCGGCTGGTAACTTAAATGCTGGTGAACTTGCCATCAATTACAACGATGGCGGGATGATTCTGTTTGCCAAGAACACCACGGGCAACGTCATTAAGTTGATGAACAACCCTGCCAACTTGCTATATCCCACGGCAGATGGCACTAATGGCCAAATTTTGACAACAAACGGCTCTGGCACTTTATCATTTCAAGATGCGCCAGCTTCGGGTGTATCTAAAGGCCAATCCATCGCTTTTGCTTTGATCTTCGGACTGTAAGGAGCCAATCGTGGCAAACCCAAATATCGTTAACGTCGCTGCCATATATGGCAATAGTTCCCAAACATCTTTGTCCACTACTAGTGCAACGCAGTTGGTAAATAATGCTGCTGCAAGTGGCAAGGTCTTCAAGATCAACAGCATTGTTGTAGCCAATGTGGATGGTTCGACTGCTGCTGACATTACGATCAACATTTATAGCGCGGCGGCATTAGGCGGTACAGCATTCCCAATTGCATCAACAATTTCAGTTCCGGCTGACGCTACGCTGATTGTGACTGATAAGACTACGTCTTTTTATCTGCTTGAAAACCAATCGATTGGTGCCACGGCAGGTACGGCAGGTGATCTTGTTGTTACAGCTAGCTGGGAAGAAATCAACTCGTAAGGGGTTATCTCATGGCAATGCGATACCCAGGTGGAGTGATTCCCACGGCACCAGTGCCTAGTGGACCTTACGAGAATAGTACCGCATCAGGGGTATGGTCGCTTGAATCTCAACTGAGATTTAAGGCTGCTGGCAATTGGCCTACTGCTGGCAATGTTGCACAAGCTTTATGGAGTTGGGGTGGCAATGGCTCGGGTCAACTAGGCCTCAATAATGGTTACGGCAAATCTTCTCCGGTTCAAGTTGGCGCATTAACTAATTGGTCACAAATAGCTGGTGGTAGGTACAACTCTGTAGCTATTAAGACAGATGGTACGTTATGGTCTTGGGGAGCTAACACTAATGGTCAACTAGGCCTAAATAATAGAGTTAATTGTTCCTCACCTGTACAAGTTGGTGCTTTAACGACTTGGTCTCAAATAACTGGCGGTCGAGATAATTCTTTAGCCATCAAAACGGATGGTACTTTATGGGCATGGGGACTTAATCGTTATGGCCAACTAGGTCTAAATGATCTTGTTGACCGTTCTTCTCCAGTTCAAATTGGAGCATTAACAACTTGGTCAAAAATAACCGGGGGTCGAGATCATTCTGTAGCCATCAAAACTGATGGTACTTTATGGTCTTGGGGACTTAACGCCAGTGGTCAATTAGGTCAAAATAATAGAACTTATTTTTCCTCTCCTGTACAGGTTGGGGCATTAACCACTTGGACGCAAGTTTCTGCTGGTTTATATCATTCTGTAGCCATCAAAACTGATGGTACTTTATGGTCTTGGGGCGATAATAGCTTTGGTCAACTAGGTCAAAATGATGTTGTTAGACGTTCCTCACCTGTACAAGTTGGTGCTTTAACGACTTGGTCTCAAATAGCTGCTGGCGGCAATAATTCTTTAGCCATCAAAACGGATGGTACTTTATGGGCATGGGGCAGAAACTTTGGTGGAAGTTTAGGTCTAAATAATATTGCTGACTGTTCATCTCCTGTACAAGTTGGTGCGTTAACAACATGGTCGAAAATAGGTGCTGGTAATAACTTTTCCTTAGCGATTAAAACTGATGGAACTCTATGGTCTTGGGGGCAAAACGCCGCTGGACAACTAGGTCTAAATGATTCAGGTATTTATAGATCTTCACCCGTACAGGTTGGCGCTTTAACCACTTGGATAAAAGTGGCTAAATTGACAGGGGCAAACTTTTCACTCGCCATCAAATCCTAATGAAAAAACATCTTCACTTTCTTGCTGGCGTACCGCGTTCTGGATCAACCGTGCTGGCGGCGATACTCAATCAAAATCCCATGACGCATGTGTCTACAACGTCTGGACTTGGTGCAGCCTTGGATGGATTGGCGACAGCATGGCATCAGAACAATTTGCTGGTAGACAATGATCCTGAGAGAAAAAAGCTAGCCCATACCATGCGTGGTGTGATTGATGCGTTTTACGAAACTACAGACAAGCCTGTTGTTATTGACAAGGCTCGCAATTGGCCCATCCCAGTCATCATGCACGCGATGGCTCAAGTGTTAGGGCATAAGCCAAAGATCATTGCCACGGTACGTTCCATCCCAGATTGCATGGCCTCGTTTGTTCGCGTGGCAAAGCCTGAAGACTTAGATGATTTTGTCATTAATGGCTCACTGGCTAACCACTTAAAAACGTCTTATCTCACCCTGCAACAAGGCTTTCAATACGATCCTAAATCGTTTTTGTTTGTTGAGTACGAAGACCTGTTAGCCGACCCCAAAACTCAATTATCACGGATTCATGCGTTTCTTGACCTGCCTGACTTTGAATACGATTACAGCAATATTGATGGCTCAAGCGTCAAAGAAGATGATGAAAACTTGCACGGCTACGCTGGTCTACATGACATCAAACCCGTGCTTGAACGTCAGCACAATGAAAGTCCTCAAGACGTACTGAAGCATCACTACCCACAGTTTTGCCAGCCTGAATTTTGGCTTGAAAGACCGCGAACTACACCACCCTTGCATGACCTAGATCTTCAACTGGCAGCATCCACAATGGGTGATTTTGCTGAAGGCTGGCGTCTTTGTCAGAAGCTTGAGAAAGAAGAGCCTGAGAACCATCGTGCAGCGTTTAATCGTGGGTGGTACTTGCTGCGCCAGGGTGAAATTCAAAAGGGCTACCAGCTATTAGACCGTGGCCGTATTGTTGGTGTCTTTGGTGACAGAAAGCCCAATGTGCCTACCAAGCCTTGGGATGGCAAGTCCAAGGGCATTGTCATGCTGTACCTTGAAGGCGGCTTAGGCGATCAGATTCACCAGATACGTTATGCCAAGCTCATTGCTGATCGCGGCTGCAAAGTCATTGTGTCATGCAGTGGTCCGCTAGCATCACTATTTGTCGGCGTAGAAGGTGTCAGTGCCGTGCTTCAGCATGAAGCAGCCTTTGGTGTGTACCACGACTTTTACGTGAGTGGCATGTCAGCCGTTGTGCCACTTGGACTGGAGTTTGAAGATTTATCTGGCAAGCCTTATTTGCCAAAGCCTAGGGCCATAAAAGGTCGCAGAAGGATTGGCTTGCGCTGGCAGGGCAACAGTAAGTTTGAGGCCGAGCATCACAAGAAGTTTCCATACCACTTGATGTTTGATGCAGTCAAAGATGCAGATGCTGAGTTTATTTCCCTGCAACGCGATGAAGGCGTAGAAGATCGGCCTTCTTGGGTACGTGAAGTGCCTTTGAATACTTGGGAAGATACAAAGCAAGCAGTTGCATCTTGCGATCTTGTGATCTCGTCTTGTACGTCAGTCAGCCATTTATCGGCTGCTATGGGCGTGGAAACTTGGGTTGTCATACCCGTGATGCCTTACTTCTTGTACGCTCTTGATGGCGATACTTGCCCGTACTACGATTCAATGCGTCTGATGCGCCAAGAAGTTTTTGGTGATTGGACTGCGCCATTTGAAAAAATCAAAGAGCGACTTGTTGAAAAGCAAGCTTTGCGGAGAGTCAAATGAGTCAGCAATATCCTGGTGGCTTTATTACCAAATCGCCCCCGGCGGTTGTTGGCCCTACAGGAAGTCCTCCTGAAGGTGGCTCTGCACCAGGAGTATGGACGCTTGATCAAGCATTGGCTTATGTAAAGCAAGGGTTGTGGCCGAAACCAATTATTGACAAACAACTTTGGTCTTGGGGTACTAACACCAATGGTCAACTGGGCTTAAATGATACTGTTCTCCGCTCATCCCCAGTACAAGTTGGATCTGAAGCGACTTGGTCAAATATAGCTGGTGGTAATAGCTTCTCCTTAGCGATTAAAACTAATGGAACTCTATGGTCTTGGGGTAGTAACAACATTGGCGAATTAGGTCTAAATGATCGTGTTAATCGTTCCTCTCCTGTACAAGTTGGTGCTTTAACAAATTGGTCACAAGTATCTGCTGGGATCATTAACTCTTTAGCTATTAAAACTGATGGAACTTTATGGTCATGGGGTTATAACAACGTAGGCACATTGGGCTTAAATGACCGTGTTTATCGTTCTTCTCCAGTACAAGTTGGAGCATTAACAACTTGGGCAAAAATAGCTAGTGGTAGCAATCACTCTTTAGCCATTAAAACAGACGGAACCTTATGGTCTTGGGGGTTAAACCAAGAAGGCCAATTAGGCCTAAATAATATTGCTAATCGTTCCTCACCAGTTCAAGTTGGTGCTTTAACAGCGTGGTCACAAGTAGCTGCTGCGTCGTATGCTTCTGTAGCCATTAAAACTGATGGTACTTTATGGTCTTGGGGGCAAAATGATAATGGGCAATTAGGTCTAAATGATCGTGTTTCTCGTTCATCTCCCGTACAAGTTGGTGCTTTAACTAACTGGTCACAAATATCTGGTGGTGCCAATACTCACTTTTTAGCCATTAAAACAGACGGAACCTTATGGTCTTGGGGCCGAAACAACATTGGTCAATTAGGTCTAAATGATCGTGTTAATCGTTCCTCTCCCGTACAAGTTGGCGCTTTAACGACTTGGTCACAAATAGCTGGTAGTAATCGCTTCTCTTTGGCGATTAAAACTGACGGTACATTATGGTCTTGGGGCAATAACACTGAAGGTCAGTTAGGCTTTAATGATCTTGTTTATCGTTCTTCACCTGTACAAGTTGGCGCATTAATAACTTGGCTAAGATTACCTAAAATATCAAGCTCAAACTTTTCATTAGCCATTAAATCCTAATTAAAAGGAAACTATCATGTTGTTTGTAAGAATTATCAACAACGAAGTTAAACAGGTGTGGGATACGCAGCCACCAGCAGGTGAGTCAGGATGGAAGTCTGCTATTGAAGTGCGTCCAGCCATTATCCCAAACCGTCAGTATTACACGGGCCATACCTTTGACTTGAGCAAAGATCCTGTGGAGATTGTTTACGGTGTGGAAGACATCTCTGTGGAAGGCCGCAAGGATGCGCTTAAAAACTTAGCCAAGTCAGAGTTTCAGAAAGTTGTGCAAGAAGAAACTCGCAAACAGACTGACGAGTATCCAGAAACACAATATGATGCTGCCGTTGTTGAAGCAGCGCGTTTGGCATTTGAAGCGCGATTTGCACAAATTGATGCTGTTACCACGCACGACGAGTTAGACGCTCTGTGAAGTCTTTGTTTTTCAGTTATGACATGGCAGTAGACAAGGCGTACATCATACGCATTCGAGGCCATGAAGTTTCTGAGCGTAAAGCCAAACAAGCTGCTGCATCATGTGATGCTGTAGGTATGCCTTATGCGTTTTGGGATGCTTATAACGGATTAGAAGGCTCAATCAAACTTCCCAGCCACCACAGCCAAGTGATGAATCTGGTAAAGGTGACGGACCATTACTTAACCCGTGGTGAAGTAGCCTGTGCGCTATCCCACATCAGTCTATGGGCCAAGTGCGTAGAGCAGGACAAACCACTAGTAGTTCTTGAGCATGATGCCGTGATGCTCCAAGCGTACAAGCAGCACGGGGTATTCAACTCAATTTGCTATCTTGGATGCCACGAGCAAACCGAAAAGGGCTGGGCTGTGCTTCCCACGCCACCACATGCCTCTGAAGGCCCAAACTATCACTTTATTTGCCGAGCGCACGCTTACGCCATTGATCCTTGTGTAGCCAAGAACATGCTGGCGCATGTCATTAAGATGGGCATTCACGCTCCGCTAGACATCATCATTCGTGCTGATTTGTTTCCCATTCATCAAATGGGCGTGTACGCTACGGACTCGAATGACAAAACTGAAACCACCATCCTTGGACGCCCCAAGCATGGCCGAAAAACTGATCGCAACGACCAACTAGCCGCATGAAAAAAATTCTGATTATGGGTCTGCCAGGGGCAGGCAAAACCTTCATGGCTGAAGCTCTCAAGAAACGCTTGGAAGCCAGCACTGATATTCCCCTGGAAAAGCTAGCCAACTGTGAAGCTGCGCCTACTTGGTATCACCCCACCGTGAAATGGTTCAACGCAGATGAAGTTCGCAAGACCTACAACGACTGGGATTTTAGTAAAGAAGGCCGGATCAGACAATCACTACGCATGGCTGAGTTTGCACTTAAGTCTCATGCTGACTATGTCATTTGTGACTTTGTAGCGCCACTACCTGAGATGCGTCACAACTTCAAAGCTGACTGGGTGATCTGGATGGACACCATCGATGAAGGTCGCTACGAAGACACCAACAAAGCTTTTGTTGCGCCTGATGTCTATGACTTTCGTATTACTGAAAAAGACGCAGCAAAGTGGTCAGACTTTATCGCTGATCACATCTTAAATGACCGTCGCCGTCCTCGTTTTGACTGGAGGAAAGAAACAGTACAGATGCTTGGCCGCTGGCAACCCTGGCATCCAGGCCATCGCAAACTGTTTGAACGTGCCATTGCCAAGACAGGGCAGGTTGTGATCCAGATCCGTGATTGTCAGGGCTGGAATGGCTCTAATCCCTTTGCTGCCGAGCAAGTCAAAGACTTTATCCGGCGCGATCTTGATCCTTTGTACCAGGGCCAATACGAGATTCAATTGGTGCCTAACATCGTAAACATTACTTACGGCAGGGATGTGGGCTACAAGATTGAGCAGGAAGTCTTTGACGATGCAACGCACTCCATTTCGGCCACCAAGATCCGCGAGAAAATGGGTTTGAAATGAAAGTGTCTGTTGTCTTTCATGACCACATCCAAAACAGTCTGGTTCGGATTGTCACGGAACACGTTCGTCCCAAGACAGTGATTGAAATTGGGGTCTTTGAAGGTGCAACAACTTTTCAGATGGCGCACGCGCTTGCGGACAAGGACTATAAGCATTACGCGATTGATCCATTTTTGCCCGTTGAAAACTTGCGTGAAGACGTGGTTAAGGATGCAGAGGTCCAGTTCAAAGAGAACCTTGTTGAGTTTCCTTGTGTTGAACTCATCCAAAAGACATCGTTTGAAGGACTCATTGAGCTTTGGCAGCGCGGCATTAAGGCAGACCTGATTTATGTTGATGGCTCGCATTACGCCAAAGATGTGCTTGCCGACGCGGTGCTGGGCTTCGAGCTTCTTAGGATTGGTGGCGTCATGCTGTTTGATGATGCAGTCAGTTGGCGTTATGGCAGCGCTGCCGATGAAAGCCCAAAGCTTGCCATTGACAGTTTTATTCAGTGCAACTGGTCACGCTTGCGTGTGCTTGAAATGCCCAATGGCTATCAAGTTGCCATCAAGAGGATGGCATGATTCCCAAGATCATTCATGCCGCATGGAAGGACAAGCAAGTCCTACAGAATCCATCGCCCATGATTGTTTATGGCTGGAAGCGTCTTGCCGACATGAATCCCACATGGCGCTTTGAGATCTCTGATGATGCAGACATCGATGCTTACCTGCAAGACAAGATGGGTAGCGATTATGAGCTTGTGGCAGATTCCAGCGTAGTAGCAAAGTCAGACATATGGCGGCTTTATAAGATGTTTTTAGAAGGCGGCTTGTACGTTGACATTGATCGCTACTGCAATGTGAGCCTTGATGAAATTATTCCTGAAGGCATCAAGCAAATACTGCCAACGTGTAGGGATCATGATTTTTCGCATGATGTGATGCTTACTGCCCCTGGCAACCCGATCTTTGGCAATGCCATTGACGCATATCTTGCCAGACGAAAAGAGGGTCATACCAGCATTTACTTTCTTGGCGCTCAAACGTACATGCACGCCATCACGCAAACTATTTTTGGCAGAATTATTGATACAAATCCAGGCCAAGAAATGTTTGAGCAGATGCGAAATGCTATTGATGCAAGCGGCATCATCAAGACTTTTCCAGAAGATCCACCCCATCAAACACTGTTATATCAAGGCCAAGACGCGCCTCAAGACTGGGAGGCGTTGAAGCGTGGGTTTTACAAGGAGCATGGTTTACGTCATTGGACTGGAGAGTGGTGATTGATCATGAGCGACGATTTGGATAAGCGCTTATCAGTA